ACCGCGACATTGAGGATAGGCAAGGATGGCGGGAAATTTTTTGAAGTGAATGTCTCTTCCGGGGCAATGTGCGGTATTCGTGGAGATGGGATTACGGCACTTAGTCTGAGTGCCTACGGTGACCATTCAATCGGTGTAAGAGTAATGGCTCAGGCTGGATATGATACTTGTGCGATAGAAGCATTGGGCAATGTAGAATTAAATGCCAGGAGCGGTGAATCGGTAAGAATAAACAGATTGCAGGCTTCCGGATTTGCTGCGGGCGTCCGCAATTTAGGCAGCAGTATAATTTCTGCCCCACCGAGCTATACGGTCAGTGATACCGATGACATTATCATATATGGAGGACCGGATATAAGTTTTGACCCTACTCTATTTCTTCCAAGTTCGGCTGTTACGGGTCGGATTGTATATTTGAAGAACCAGTTGAACCGGAATGTTTGGGTAAAAGGAAACCTAATGAATTCCAATAACAGAGGCACAACGAACGCTTCTTCAATCAATCAAATATCCTGCTTTTTCGTTTTTGACGGCAGTTATTGGATTCATTTTTACTGTGGATAATACTAAATAATTATAGCTCATGAAAAAGATAAATTTTAAACAATTACTGATTGCTACGGACATTACCCGTAAGCATTGTGAAAATATAGATTGTAGAGAGAATTTTGCGAATGTATTATACCGGAACGGTAACGGTATCGCATCGCATGCACTCGCTTTGAAGATATACAACTCCAATGAAGAGACAGAGTATACAGATGAAGAAGTATCCTTGATACAAGAGCATGCAAATGCTTTTTGCAAACCTTTTTTTATTGACGCGCTCAATCGTGCTATCAACAATCAACCGGAAGAAGCAACCGATAAACAGGAATAATTATGGCTTGGACAGAACAGGATTATCAAGAAATAGTTGCCCGTCTTATGGCTAACTCCATAGGGGTTAATGAAGTACCGAATGCGGACAAAGCGGATGATGTAACATCATTGCCTGCATTTAAACCTTCAGGAAGCAACAGTGAAGCTTCTGTGGTCAATTATCCTTTAGAATTTTTGAAAGGAGAACAAGGCGAGCCAGGTATACAAGGAGAACCTGGGAAGTCATTTAAGGTAGCCGGCGAATACGACACCCTTGAAGCCTTGAAATCCGCTGTTCCCGACGGTTCGGCAGTTGACGGGTTCATGGCTGTAGGTACGGAAGCCCCTTATGATTACTACGCATGGGTGAACGGTGAATGGGTAAGCCAGGGGAAGATTGGCGGTATAGACGAAGCGCCAACTGATGGCAAGGCATACGGTCGTAAGAATGGGAATTGGGCGGAAGTTCCTGAGCATTTAAATCTTACATCAGAGAATTTAAACGATATAAATGGAGCGGGGTTTGCTACGCAGAAAAGCATTGCTGATTACACATCACCTGAAAATAATTATCCTATTAATGAGAATGGAGCATTGATTTTCGCAAACGCCAATTATGGTCATTCTAATCAAATCTATGGCTCTTATCTAACTAATAGATGGTTTGCAAGAGGTGGTGGTAATCAACATGGCGTTAGGACTAATTGGAAAGAGTTTGCATTTACGGACGACGTCCTCACCAAGACCAACACTTCATCATTCACCCCTACGGGCGATTACCAGCCTGCAACGAAGAAGTATGTGGATGATAAACACATTATGCTTACGATTACAGATGAAGCTCATATACAGTTGATTTCAAATCAAGAAGTTAAAGCAGGAGAAGCCGAATCAAAAATAAATCTTGTATTTGGAAGCATTGATAATTTTAAAAATATTATACAGAGATTATTAAGTGATAATATTTTATTCCTAAAAATTACAGAAAAAGAAATCTTTAAAGTAAGTACGAGTCACACATATTGCAATCCCGATAATGGAGCTTATGAACTTTCGTTTATTTATACTTATACTTCTATTGCCGATGCAAATAATATTAGCTTAGTTACAAAAAGAATTTTTATTGCATTGAATTCAAATGCTACAAATTTTTTCGTAGTAAAAGATATACTCGTTTCCGACAACCTCACCACCCTCACCAAGAAAACCGCTGCCGAATACGATACTATTGGCTCTAAGGATGCCAATACAGCATATTGTGTAACCAATTAAAGGATAATGATTATGTTAAAAATAGGAGAATTGACCTCAGGGCTATTTGCTGGAGATAAGCTGATTGCGGGAAAAGAATTTGATATTAAACAACTTGTTGATAATATTACTATTGCTAATGATTTTATAGATATTTCTGATGGTCCGAATGTAAGAAGAATTTTAATTGTCAATCTTAGTGATAGTTCCGAGACAGTATTGTATCGTGGTGATATACAAACTAAAATACCTGCACAACATATTGAATGGTATTCTTATGATAATGTAAACAATCAAAGTATTGCTTACTATAACGAAGGTAATGCAGATTTAAGATGTTTACTTCAATATATGGAAAGTAAACAAAACCTTGTTACTTCTTATGTTGATAATATATGTAGTAATGGCGATAGTATGTTTGATATTTATGATGCCACAGTTCCAATAACTTATAATATAGTTTGCATTGTAATGAATGCGTAAAACAACAATATTAATAAAATAACAAAGTGTTGACTTTTTTGATTATGAGAGTAAAAGTATTTTATGAAAACTGGTTTGCCAAACTCATCCTCTTTGGCGACTACACAACAATCATGCTCTTCGGCTTCATCCTTACGAAACTGAAAGAGTTGTCCGAAGCGACCATACGCCATGAACGTACACATCAGAAACAGTTCTTCGAGTGTATGGAGATAGCGGCTATCCCGTCCGTATTATTGTCATTCCATGTCAGTGCGTGGTGGTTGCTCCTTATCCCGCTATTCTACTACATTCTTTATTTGGCAGAATGGTTTGTGAGCTTCGTGTACCACTTGTTTACAGACAGCAAGATTGGGGACGGCAAGGTCAATAAAAACGCTTACCGTGCGAGCGCATTTGAAATGGAAGCCAAACTCAACCAGGATAATCCGAACTATCTGAAAGAACGCAAATGGGGTGCATGGTTCAGATACTACGGCAAGATATGAAAATCCCGTCCTACTCTCACGAGCAAAACGGAATGACAGTAGTTCGCTTATTTGATAAGAGACACAAAGATATGAATAATTGACAAATAACGATAAGATGAGTACAGAAGTTGTAAATGCAGCCCTTCAAACAGGCAAGGGTATTAGTGATTTTGGAATGATGGCTATAACCGCAGGCTTTTTCCTTGTGTTATCAGCCTTGTTGATGGTGGCGTGTTTCCGTTGGTTTATGAATATGGTAAACCAGCTTATGACATCACAGAAAGAGATAAACCAAGACTATAAGGACACCATGAGGCAGCTATTGGAAGAAACCCGTGCGCAGAACGAGCGGTTGAACGTGCTATCGGAAAGTCTCATGCCCGAAACGCAGCTGCGTATAAAAACGCTAAGCAATGTATTCTTCGACCTTTCCGTTGAGAAGGTGTGCCGTATTATCAAGAAAGTGCGTGAAGAAAACCATATATCAGACAAGGAAGCTACTGCAAGAAAGATACGTACATTGCTTACAAACATACACGAGGACAGGAATTCAAAACTTGACTGCTTTTCGTATCGTGGGAACAGGCTTTCCGAATACACGGAAAGGAAATGGATAGAACAGGTTGCCAAAGCCGTTGAAGCGGAGATTTACAATGAAAACGGAGCGAACAACGGGAGGGCATACACGAATGTAGAGTCGGTCTATGCGAATATAAGATTAGAATTTTATCACAATTTGAATGAAAGATAAGGAGTAACAAAATGAAAAAGAAACTGATTATCGCAGCGATTGTTATCGCTATCATCGTGGGAGTTATGCTGTACATGCACTACACACCGTTTTGGGTGAACTTGACTACTGTCGTATCATTCGGTGTCGGCGTTGTTGCCGGATGGGTGGCTCGTGTGGTTTATGACAAATATTTTAGAAAGGAGGAATAACATGAGATACTTTACAATTGCAGAACTGGTTAAAAGCGAAACGGCTGATAAGAAAGCCATAGACAACAGATTGCCGCAAGAACTGCTTCCCAATGCACAAGCGTTGGTTGACAATGTCCTCGACCCGTTAAGAGAGGCTTACGGAAAACCTATCACAGTGACAAGCGGATACCGTTGCCCCGCTCTTAATAAAGCAGTAGGCGGCTCTAAAACGAGCGACCACATGAACGGATGTGCTGCTGATATTGTCGGTACGCCGAACACCCCGAAAGAGAACAAAAGACTGTTTAATCTTATACAAGAATTGAAACTTCCCTTTGACCAGGTTATTGATGAGAAAAACTTCTCATGGGTACACGTCAGCCACCGAAGAGAAGGCAACAGAAACCAAGTATTGAAACTCTAAAAAGTAAACATCATGGCAGCAGAAGTTTTATCATTTCAACAAGAAGAAGGCAAAACAGCGTATTACGCAACGTTTGTCAGTGACGGTAATCCCGTTACCATACAGATAAAGAACAAGGGCGGAATGGTGACTGTATTTGCCAATATCGAGGGCATGAATCCTATCCCGCTTTCCCCAAATGCCAATCAAGCCTTAGGTCCTTCCAATGTGATATTTCGTCTTATTGGCATAGCGGCAGGTATGGAAATTACAATAAGAAGTGCTACGAAAGTGTCAGAAGCCAAAATGATTAAAGAGGGATAGCCTATGAAACCAATCACTATCCCTCACATCAGCATTCCTATAATCGGCATTCCCGTAATCAGCATACTTACCATAGGGTTTCCCGGTGCTGGCGGGAATAAGCCGCATCCATTTCCTGACGGAGGGGCTTTATTATTAGCCAATGACGCTCCATTGTTGTTGACTAACGGAAAGCCGATATTGCTTACAAGTAAAAATAAATAGTAGTATGGAAGAGAAAACAGAAAAAGGACAACAAATTGGACAACTCCCCAAAAGAGACGTTTTGACGGGTAATGAGCAGTTTCCATTTCAAGAAGACAGAGAAAACGGTTCTATCACCCCTAACGCCCTAAAGAGTTTCATTAGTTCCGGTCTTGCGGATGACGAAGACCTTGTGTCTGTAGACAAAGGGGAAAACTTAAGTGTTTTAAAATTTGCCGACCGCCCTTTTAGTCCTGACAGATTCAGCGGCAAGGGGTATAAGATATTGCGTAGGAATATTGTTGGTAGAAAGAATATTCTTACCCAGGAAATGATAAATCAGCCTGATACTATATACGAAATCAGGTATGATTTTGATTTGGATGGCGCTGAGATAAGCATTCCTGAAGGGTGTATTCTAAAATTTAATGGGGGGCGTTTTTTAAATGCGTTGAATATCAAAGGGGATGTAGAAAACAAATACTTAATGCCGGAATGGTTTGGCGCGTCCAACGACGGTAAAACAGACAGCTCTGATGCATTTAATGCAATCGTGCGGATATGTCGCAGTATAAGATGTTCCAATAAGAAGACTTATCTGTTTACCAAAGACATAGATGCAAAGATTTTGAATGAATTGTCGATTGACATGAATATGTCTTCTTTCATAGATTTCCATATTGTCATAAACATGAATGATGGAATAAATGATTGGAGAACGGCATACTCTTCTATCGGGCTTTCAATCAAAGAAGGTTTTATCATGTCTAAAGGCAGCGATACGAAATACCGTAATTGGCAAATTCCTGTCATAATCAGTGGGGCTCCTGTACGTTTGGACAATATTAGTATAAGGCGGGCTCCTTATATACTGGCATTGGCTGATAGATATATTGATGTTATGCGTTGGCATAATGTCATTTATTATTCATGGGAGGACACCTATTCAGATGTAATATATCGGCTTGATGCTATAAATGTGGTGTTAAGGGATGGTACTATATCCAAAATGAATGAGGGACAGGGGTTAGCGGGAGATGCTTGGATATTTAATTCGGTAAATGAATTCAGAGGATATAACGAAAAAAGGACTTTTGATTATAAGTTAGGTACATTCAGAGGAGGACTGTATACTAACTTCATTAATTGCATACAAAGCAATATAGCATTAACTCAAAAAATCAAAGCTAATTTTACCGGCTGTCACTGGGAAGCCAGCGGAGTTACAATTGAAGGTGGTGGAGGTCTCATTCAAGCCAACTTTATAGGCTGTTATTTTTATATGAATAGCAGGATATTAAGTGAAAATCAAGGTGTAACATATATTGGTTGTTATTTTAGAGGGTTATGGGATAAAGCCGGAGATATGACAATGCCTGAGTTTTTGAATAATACTGATATTGTAGATATGAATTGCGTATTTCTCAACTGTAGAATAGGGGGAACATTGGTTGATACAAATTGGTACAAAGCCTGTTATTATAATTATAATAGAACGACTTCATTAGGTATGCGCCAGTATGTTATAGATGCTTTTAACAAAAAAAATATTGAATTAAAGGATATCGGTAACATTATTAATAATCGGGAGAATGGAAATTATAAATATACAATATATCTGTTGTGTGGAGAAAATATACCTATTGCCAAACGTGCGTTTAATATAGATATTACCGATAGTGATAAAGAGAAAACACCATATTTCTATATAAACCCTGGTAAGAACTATGGGTTTGAGGTATACAGAGAGTCACCTAACGGGAAAAAAGAAGTTGTTGTTGGATTCAGTTCGGTTAATGACGTTGAAACCTTATCGTTTCAGGATTTTTCAGACTGTGCATTAATCGGTGAACATGATTCTACCTGGTCAAGCATGAAGACATCGGTATTGCTGTGGAAACCGGTAAAGGACGATATACCGGACAAAGCTTTATACCCGCATCTTTTTTACAATCAGGGAGTCTTGGTGTCAACGAGTGGGAATTTAAAAAGTCCGATTACTGATTTTCTCGCAATTCCATATTTAAATGTAGGAGTTACTTCACAACGTCCTGGCAATGCAGATAATGGTTTTCAATTTTTTGATGTGACCCTGCGTAAACCTATATGGTGGAACGGTTCTTCATGGGTAGATGCCAGTGGAGCTACGGTGTAGTATCTTACTAATTATTTAATTATTTATGGTATGAGAAATAACATCTTAGGTGCGGTGGTCTATCTATCCACCGCCATAGTATTCGGTGGCAGTACTGCACTGCTGATGCTCTTTATCAAGGAGAACAGCGACCGTTGCCACTACTATAACGGCAAGTGGAACAAAACAGACTTGCTGTGTGGAGCTGTCGCAATATGTGTAGGCATGGTTGTTAATCATTATCTGTTGAAGTTATGAAGAAGTTAGTGTATATAGTGTTTCTTGTGTTGACGGTGTGTTCCTGTAGAACGAGGACTGTTTATATGCCCGTTGAAACAAAGGTTCTTGACAGCATAATATACCATGACACTACATTTCAAGAGAAGCTGATACCGTACAAGGACAGCGTATCTGTTGCCGATACAACGTCATTCCTTCGCAATCCGTATGCCTACAGCTATGCTTCATTTAGCAACGGGATATTGAACCATTCATTGGGCATTTATCCTCATGCTACGGTAACAGTCAAAATGCCGTATTTTATCGAAAAGATAAGAAGGATTGAAGTGCCCAAGCCTTATCCGGTAGAGAGGGAACTGTCATGGTGGGAAAAGTTTAAAATCAATTACGGTGGTGCCAGCATTTCGATAAATCTGACATGTGTTTTATTCGTAATTGTTTGGCTCACCATAAAGATAAGAAAGAAATTAACGATGTAGAAGTTGGCTTGTAGCTGACACTCTTTCGGGGCTTAGAGTAAAAAGAAAGCCCCCAACGTTCAAATAATTATTGCCACATAAAAATTTGAAAAAAGCATAAGACACCGCACGTTGGAGGCTTTAATATCTTCAACACGGTATCTTATGCTTTGTTCGTATATAATCAAATATTTTATGTGGCAGGGCAAAGATAAATATAAAATTCAGAAAAACTATGTGTAAGTCAGAAATCTTTGCCGAAACAATCAATCTAGTGGCGCAGGAGACCGAAATACCCGCCAGCCGAATACTATCTTCGGATAAGGATACGGAAACCGTAGACGCCCGCTATTTGCTTGTACAGTTGCTTGTCGAAAGGGGAATGTATCCTTCGCAGATAGCTCCTAAAATCCACAAAACCAAACGCGCGATAAACTACATGATTTCCAATTTCCAGGAACGTATGGAAGGCGGGAAAATGTTGAGAATATATTGGGAAAACATTAGGAAAGCGTTGGGAAACAACTGATTTCATGGCAGTATCGGTATTTATACTTTTGTGATGCGGTTGATTTTGACCGTAATACAAAATATAAATCTCTATGGAAAGAACGTATGTCTTCAATCAAGACGGGAACAACGGAAATGGTGGCGGAAGCAAATTCGACATCATGGCTATGTTGCCCAACTTGATGGGAAGCAAGGGTGTAGACCCCGGACTTCTCGCTTTACTGAACCAGGGACGTGGCAGCCAAGACCAATGGGGCGGCTCGTGGTGGTTCATCTGGATTATCCTTTTGTGGTTCTGTTGGGGCGGCAACGGCTTTGGCAACCGCTTTGGCAATGGTGGCGGTCTGCCTGCCGAGCTTAACGGTGATGTCGGTCGTGAATACCTGATGTCAGCCATTCAGGGCAATGGCAATGCCATCAACCAGCTTGCTTCTTCTTTGAACTGCTCTACCCAACAGTTACAGAGCGCCCTGTGCAACATCCAGGGACTTATCGCCAATGTGGGCAATCAGGTCGGCATGTCTACCCAGCAAATCATCAACGCATTCCAGTCCGGCAATCAGGCTGTTCTCACACAATTGGCAGATTGCTGCTGCAAAAATCAGACAGCAATTGAGCGTCAGGGGTATGAAAGCCGCTTAGCAAGCTGCGAAAACATGAATACGCTTACACGCACAATGGAAGGGAATACGCGTTCTTTAGCGGACGCTTACCGTGAAGGCTTCCAAGCACTTGTAGCAAAAATGGATGTGGCAGAGGCGCGTCGTCAGCAAGAAGCGTTGGCTGCTAAAGACGCTGAAATCTCTACTTTGAAAGGTGAAATTTCACAGCGTAATCAGAATGCAACTATTCTTGGAAACGTAACGCAACAAATTGCTCCAATAGTAGCAAGTCTACAAACATTGCAGGGAGAGGTGGATAAAATCCGCTGTTCAATGCCGCCTACAGTAGCAGTGCCATACCCGCAATTGCAAGCCATCAACACAGACTGTTTCCGTGCTGCGGCTTTCGGTGCTTACGCCGGTGATGCAATGTATGGACGTGGCGGTTGTGGTTGTAACAACTACTGGGGTTAATTCCGGTAAGAAAGGGGGTAATTATGTGGCCTAACTTTTTTACAGGATTTCCTTTCTTGTTCCCTACTATTGGAAGGGCTAATTTCAATACCCTTCCTACGGTAGCCGTAACAGTCGGCACGGAGAACGTGACTTTGGAACTTCCTAACCATGCGTTCCGTAACAGAAGCTATGTAGGCGGTTTCTATATCAGTCTCCGCCAGGCGATACCTGCCGGTACGACTGCTACACTCCCGATACTGATAGGGACTAACGGGGATACAAGACCGTTGCTGGCTTACAACAATGAGCCGGTGACTGTCGGCAACCTTGCCGGAACGGGTATCTACGAAATTCACTATAACAAGTACACCAACGAACTGTTCCTTGTTAACGGTGGGTATCGTCCGACAACCGCATCGGCACCGACTCCGACAGAAGAAGCAACCGCTCAAAAGAGCAAGTAGTTAACATGGGGATTTGTGGTTGTTTCCAAAATGGGAATAGCCACACCCCTTTAAAATCAAACCAATATGTTTCAATCACTTCGTACCAATAACCAGTTGTATATACTTCATAAGGATGCTAATCCGTTTATCGAATACGGTCCGGTAGTCAGCGTTTCCGCTCCTAAGCCGAAATATCCTATGGCACCCCCTATGGGACAGTTGCCCCAAATGGAAATGGTTGTGGATGTCGTTGTCTGTATCAACGGGCAGAACACGACTTTCCAAAATCTACCTGCTGGCATGGATATAGCCGACTTCGGACAGAACGGTAATATCGTAGTGTCATGCTCTCGTGATGCGATGAACAACGAGGTCGCTTCTATGAAACAGAAAAGCATAGACATTATCAATAGCATGGACTTCCACAATTCCGTCATTGCGGGATGTGACAAGATGCTGACGCTCTTGAACCCCGAATTTGCAGAGAAACAACGTCAGGAACAGGAAATATCCTCTCTGAAAGGGCAAATGGCGGAAATGAGCAAGAACATGTCCGACCTTATGGATTTGAACAAACGGCTTATGGAACAGCTCGGAGTTGCTGAAACATCTAAAACAAAGAAATAAAATATGGGAATGTGGGAAATATTGGAAGAAGGACGCGGAGAATATGACCGTGACTTCGGTATGAGAGGCGGTAATCCTATGGAAGAAGCCTATAGAGAGGGTTGCCGTTATGGTTACGAGAAAGCCATGCGTGAGATGCAGGGCGGTGAAATGGGCTATCGTAACAGCGGTGGTTCACGCGGTGGAAGCTATAGCGGCGGCTCAGATATGGGCGAACGCCGTATGCCGGGTTACTTCCCGGAATATCCGGTTTACAGCGAACGCCGCGGTTCACAGCCTTACGGTGATGATATGGGCGAACGCAGACGCAGACGCGCCAACGGAGAGTTCATGTAATGGAGAGGGGATTATTCCCCTCTTTTGCCAATCACTTAAAATCAGGAAAATATGAAACAAAGATTAGATACATACGACAGAATACCGCCTGCAATGGCCGACTATCTCAGCCAGTACGGATGGCATTTTAGCAAGAAGATGTGCCTATGGGCTGTTTCCCGCATGAAGATGGAAAACAAATCTACGGGTAAGGAAGAAAAGCTAGAGCCAATCAGCAAAGAACAGGTAGAGGAACTTCTTAAAAAGTACAGTATAAACCTGGAGAAGGATGCAGGGTACGACAGCGTTTACGTGGCAAACATGGCGAAGTCGGATTACTACAAAAGTTCTATCACTGACGAAGCACATCTCGCATTGTTCATTAAGGATTACATAGATGATGTGGACGCTTACAATGGAATGCCTTTCACGCGGTTCTATGCCGACTGCATAGGCTCCGGCAATCCGATTATTTGGTCTGAATTAATGTAATTCATATATTTGCATAAACTAAAATTTGTGCTATATGAAAGAAATTTGGAAACCAATTAGTGGATTTGAAGGACTTTATGAAGTATCTAATATGGGAAATGTAAGGTCTGTTGACAGGATTGTGAAAAGAGGGAATTGCTTTGAAAAAAGAAAATCTCACCTTATGTCTGCTGTTGCTTCTGATGGTACTCATGGATATTCTTATGTAAACTTATATATGAATGGTAAAACATACCCGAAAAGAGTGCATCGGTTAGTCGCAGAAGCATTTATTCCTAACCCTGAAAATAAGCCTTGCATTGACCATATTAATACTATAAGGAACGATAATAATGTTGAAAATTTAAGATGGGTAACATATAAAGAAAATGCTCTAAATAATATAACATATTCTCGATGTAAGCAAAATACTTATTCAAAGGATTCAATTAGAAAAGCCTTAGAAACAAAAAAGAAAAACAATAAGAAAAGAGCTCCTAAGACAGTCTACCAATTTGACAAGCAAGGTAATTTTATCGCTAAGTATTATTCTGGAGCGGAAGCATCAAGGAAAACAGGAATAGATCATAGCAGTATAATAGATGTATGTAATGGAAAATTAAATACAGCTGGAGGTTATTTTTGGGGATATGATAAGGATAACGTTAATATCAGAGAATTGCCTGTTACTGCCAATGCAAGGAAAGTTTTGGTTTATGATAATCAATGGAATTTTATAAATGAATTTGGTTCTGTGTCCGAAGCAAGCCGTTTTACAGGTGTTTCAAAGTCGCATATAGCAAGAGCTACTAAAACTAAAAAACCGAAAGGTAAATATGGATTTAGATATAAAGAACAAAAAGAAACATTTAAAACATGATAATACAGGAATTTTACATACCGGATTATGATTGGGAAGTAAGGGTATATTATGCGGTGGACTGCTATTATACCGACCGTATCATCGCCGACCTTCAGCGGGTTGGATGCAGGGGGCTGGATTTGGTGAATGCCTATAAGAACATGCGCTCCTGCAATCTGAATACGGGTATCACTTACTCCAATATCCGAAACAGGCAAACCGTAATGGTTATAGCCCTTACTTCTTCCCCGGCAGAGTTTCAAAACTCTTTCGACCATGAAAAGGGGCACCTATGCCGGCATATCTCACGGGCGTTCGACATCGACCCATACGGGGAAGAGGCGCAGTACCTTAGCGGATATGTGGGACAGAAGATGTTCCCGGTAGCGAAGAAATTTTTGTGTAAACATTGTAGACGTAGCTTATGTGGAAAATAGTACAAGCCATTTTATCAGGCAAATCACGGGAAGAAGTATATAACATGCTTTCTCCCGAACAGAAAGAGACGTTGAACAGCCTTGCCATAGCAAATGGTATAAACCGCCAACAACGTAGAAAACTTGAACGTGATGCGAAAAAGGGATTACATAGATGAACTGCTTGAATTGGCGGACAATGTCCTTTACATGGACTATTGCCGCCTTTTCCGGGTTATCCAATGGAACGTTTAGAACGCTTTGAACGGGTTCTCCATTGGGTTATACCGCTTGCCGTTTTGGCGAGGGCATTAGCTTGGTGTCTCTAATTCTTTTACATCCTCTAAAGCCTTATATAGCACATATAGCGTACCCATGTGACATTTGAACAAGTCGGTAGCGCCTTCTTCTACGTATTGTGCGTAATCAAACACCAGTTCGATAAGCTCCCCTCTAAGTTCTTCGGGTGTTATGCTATGTTTGAATAATTCGTCTATTGCGCTAAGGTCGTATTTCTTCTTAGCGGGTGTTGTATTTCTTTCCATGATGAATATTTGTTTAGTCTTTTATTTAAAATGCAATTCGTTGTAAATCAGCCAAACTATAATTTTGTAGTTTGGGAACGAATTGAATAAAGCTTGCCCACCTCGTTTATAAAGCGAGCAAGGCTTGATGTTATTTGCTTTTACGTTCCTCTTCGAGCATTTCCTCTACATAGGAAACTTCATCGAGGTTAAAATCAAGGATATTTCTTACGTCCTTGTGTATTTGGATAAGTTTGTCTCTATTGTCACTGAACTTATCCATTGCCCTAATATCCCTGATTATGCGTTGGATAAATTCGCAAACCAATGTAATACCAATAGCCATTCCGTCAGCCGTATATTGCTCTACTGCCTTATCCATAGCCTTATCCGCAAAACTCATTGGAACCATATTGCCGTTTTCATCTTGCTTATAAGTAGCAATTTCTTTCCCGAAAAATTCCTTAAAAGCATCGGGTAATGAAAAGCTTGCATGGGCTTTTAAACATGTAATCATATACTGTAAATCGGCACAGGTAGTTTCTTGCACAATATCCCTCCAATCATCTTGCACCATTTCACCAAGAGCTGTATGATGTCTCAAATCATCTTTGGTTAGGTTTAAAGTTCTTATGCTACCGTCCTCATTGTAATCTGATTCTTCACCTCCATATTCGTTGATAGATTCAATCCTTTTTGAACAAGCATAAAATTTCCACTTCCCTTCGTATTCGGAAAAGTATTCATTAAGTATTTCGTTCCATTCATTAAGCCTTTCCACAACTCCATGAAACCACAATTCCCAAAGAACAGTTTGATAAAAAATAGCAGAATAATCTTTATTCTCTTTCTTAGTGTCCTCAAATGTTCTTGGTGAAGAAAATATTCTTACAGTTTCCAATTCACCAATAATTTTATTAAAATATACCGCCAAAACGCAGCTTTCGTTTACATTGCACATAACGTCATAGAACGGTGTTTTTGTATCTCTTTTCATAATGTATTGTTTACGTTTATCACTAATTTTAGAACCCTAATACATTAAGAAATTCATCAAACTTATCTCCATACCATAATGGTTGAGTTTCTTTCGGATTATTCGGATTTACTTGGTTTTCTCCATACAGAAGACCTTTCTCCGTAATTGACTTAAATTTCTTTTTCTGACCGCGTGAAGAATTCCTTTCTACCTCACACAAAAAACCTTTCTGCATGGCTATTTTATTGAAAGCCTGTGCAGAAATCTGCCTTTCCAGTCCTCTTTCTTCAAGAAGTTTTGTTGCTGATTTTATTATCCCTTTTGACGGGGTATAGTCTGGAAGCGGTAGATTGTACGGTTCAAGTATCTGCTTTGCAATAATTAGCTTTGAGTTCTCGTTCAAGTTCAAGAATTTTGCTGCCCATGTAGCAGCTTTCATCTTGTCGGATATGGTTGGCTGTTTCGTTTCTGTTTTTACCAAACTGATTATCGGTTCGGCTTTTCCTGTTTCCAAATCTCTCCAACGAACAACCAATTTTGCTCTCGTTTCATCATTGAATTTGGAAGCGACATACATACACTCATCGTAATGTAGTTCATAACAAGGACGAGTTTCTCCTTTTGCATCCTTGTATTCAACGAGCGCAAAATTGCGCCCGTTAACTTTCACCCATGCTGGTTCCATATCACGAATAGAGCGCATAACATCTTTGTGGTTTCTACCTGCGAGCTCTGCAATTTCAAGCGAGCTCATTGTTTTCTTGTTTGGATTTAATTCATTTGCCATTTTTGTAACGTTTTATGGCATTGCAGAAAGAAGACGGTCTGCAATTAACCCGCCGTTACACATACCTAAGAGGCAGTTGGGAGGCTATTAACTCTCCACACGGGTTTGCAGACCGCTATAATATACAGCGTTAGCTTACAAACATAAAAAATGCCTGCTAATAGCAGACAACCGTCCGCCTCTTAATATGTGTAACGCTGCAAATATACCTCTAATTTCTATAACGCCCAATAAAAAACTTAATATTTTACTTTTCTACCCCATATCATCGCGTTATACAGCGAAGTGGCATACATCTCAACTTCTTCCTTGCTCTCAAGGAAATCAACCTTAGAGGCTGCTATCATAGCCTCTGTATAAATCTCTTTGTTTAAAATATTATTCTCTTTCATGTTATCTGCATTTAACTTTTGTAAGTCCATACTTAGCCAACCTTAGATATATCGTCCTTACACTTACATTCAGCATCTCTGCCATTCTGCGGGGCTGTATATTTTCTTCCTTGTACAACTTGGTAATGTTTTCTTCCGAAAGTGGGTCGACAAAAGGTTTCTTCGGCTCTGCTATCCCCATCCGTTTACGTGACTTCGCTGCATATGCTTCATTTTGTTTGTCTTTTGTGACGTAAATAACAGTGGTCTTGTTAAGGCGTAGAGGGAATAGCCTTCTTTCCACTTCCTTGTGTTGTTCGGCAAGGCTTTCTACATCCCCGTTGACCGTAGTGTCAATCTTCTTGTATTTGTCCGGGATGCGGGAGTGTCTGTCTCTGATTATTCTGTCTGCTTTTCTCATTGGTCTTTTACATTTTTTAGAATGTTCGTCAAGTAAAAGTTTGGAAAGCTTGTATGTCACAACAATTATGCTGACCGTCATTGCGATTGCTAATACAATTCTAACCGACAAGAAATAAACAATAGCCCAATGTATGAAAATAAGCATAGGCAGGAACAGTGCTGCTATAACGCTCGCTATAATTTTGTTTTTCATGTTCAATATATTATACTAAATTTATGATACCATTTATCTGCATAACTGAACCATCCTATAATGAATGATTTACCGAAGAGGGTTACTTTGTATAGTTTACTCATGTGTTTCTTTGTTCTTTAATTTATCAAGGAACTTGCTATCTCCCGAATAATTCACACCGATAGCCTTTTTACTTTCAACAATCTGTTCCAAAAGGGCTATAGCTTCCTTTTTCACTTCTTCTACTTCATTATAACCGCAGGCTTTATCAACCAACTGCTCCATAGTCGATTTAGGCTTGGAAAGAGCCTCATTCAACTTTTCCAATCGCCAGTAGCAGTAATCAATTGTGGCGATGTGCTCTAATTTACTCATGGTTATATTATTCATTTATAATTAATTCACACCAACTATTATCGCTTTCCCAAAACCATTGATAGCCGCCAGCGTGTTTACGCTTTCCGGAACAGCAATTCCTGATATTACGGGCGCAAATGCCAGTCTTTCGTTTCGCATCGTTAGAGGACTGGAAAACACCTTGTAACCGTCCGCTCTTTATGGCTACTACTTTCTTTGCATTGCAGCCCGCTATATTAGGGTTTCCCGTTCTCCCTAAAGCTAATCCTTTAATCATACTTTCCCTTTTATGCGAAGGGATGTAATCATCCCATTTCTTCCCCTTGTTATGAGGGATACTTCCTTTTAAAAACCGCCCGTTAATAGGGTTGCGGTTTAATCGCTGTGGAGGTATATATAATTCATTCATCTTTAAATTCAAGTTTTGGGTTACTGATAGTCTTGCTATTCCTTTTCTTTGTCTTAACCATTCTCCGATAAACATCATCAATCAATTGCTTAAGCTCATTGACGTAGCTTCCCATACTCCAGCCTTCGAGTTGACACACCATTAAATCAAATTCTATTTCTTGTAGTAGCTTTACTTTAAACCTCTCGCGTGCAAAGACATTTACCCGTTGGCGCACATTACGGTTAATCATCGGGTCTTGTTTGGGTTCTTTGTTATTGGGAGTGTTTCTTTTCACGGGGTAGTGGTTGTCTGCTATGTTGTTAACATGAACATTCAGAGATTTTACAAGAATTCTTACTCCTCCGTTTAAGACGCTTTTCCCGTTTGTGTAAAAGTCGTATCCGGTCAAAGGAGAACCAGTATGCTTGTCAATGGAGAAACCCTCAGGTGGTTTATCGTAGAGTTCCCAATTCATGTATTTACTCATGGTTGTTTTATTTCAATAACTCCGGGCTGTCGTAAATATTACCTACATATCTAATCCCGAACATATCTATCATTTGTCCTATTGGCTTATTTCCAAGATTTTGAGACAGAACTTCTAATAGCACAAAAGAACCGATTTTATCACTATACACTACTTCACATAGTACACCAGCGCATTCAACCAAATCATGCTCATATATTTCTCTATCATTGTATTTAACTCCCGTGAACTGACCAACAGTTTCAGCCCATACGTCATCGCACCGGCAGTCTTCCGGAGAATATATCTTTGCCTTGTCTGTGAGGATAAGTCCGTTTTCGTCCCTTCCGGCAGTATAGAAAAAAGAGAGAAATCCATATATCCATTTCCCCGTATCAGTGCTTTTTCCTCTGAATTTTATTTCACGTTTCATAATCAATATCTTTTCTCGTTTTTAATCAATCAGTTCAAATTCATATACGAAAACATAAGGATCGGATGCCCATGTACCTTTGCCGGAGACTTTATCTATCAGTTCTGCGAATGCGTCACGAGGATCATTGTAGTCGGGTATATCTGCGTAATGGAATGAATAAAAAGGAATATCCTTTTGTCCAGCATCCCATTTAAAAATTCCTTCCTTAAAGCAATCTTCATCGGAAATGCCTTGCAACCGTTCTATCTTGATGTTGGTAATGCGGATATGATGGGGCATGAGGTCAGCGCGGACAAACATTTTATTTTTCCAACCGGGTGCGAATTTAGTTTTAGTATAAAATCCTATTCCGTCCCTATCATTAAGTGCAATTTCGGGATTCATCCCTAAACTTTCATAACATTGTGCAATGGCAAAAACTCCACCAACCTTGTACTTCGGCTGAATAAACATTGGAACAAAGTCATTACAGTCCTTATCATATACAAGAATCTCAAAAAGGGGGCTAACATCATCTGATTCAGTAATCCTAAAACATCCAGCAGGATTTTCTTGATATGCTTTCGGACACTTAATGATTCTTCTTGTCTGCGTCTTCCGACCATCCAATACAGCCTGCGTTAAGCCGTATTTATTGTTGAACATTATCTTCTTCATTGTATCTTTCTTTTATAAGGTTAAAGTGAATTAAGAGAGATAGCGGACACGGGGCGAACCCAACTGTCAAAGTCCTGACTGCCGTTGAACCAACTACCATTGAACCAATCGAGAACAAAATTGCGTTTGTTTCCTTTTCTCGTAGAGCACCAATACCAGTCATCTTTCACTGGTTGTTTTCCGCAGATAGCTAAGGCTGTATTCAGCATAACCTTATGTTCATACCCTAAGACACTCTCTTGTAGTGTCGGAATGTGCCAACTTAATCCACATAAGTCCAATGCTATGACTTTCTCAGCAATTTCGCTTCCGGATGCAGCTAATGCTTTGGTATTACCTATTCCATCAGTATCCTTCATGCCTTCTTCTGTAGTTGGATATATCTTCCCTGTTTGCTCTTTCTCCCAATCAAGAAGAATATGGGTATTATTATCCATATCTTCCGGATAGAAGAATAAAGCATTGCCATCATGGATAATAACTGCACATTGTGCCTGTTCGTTTTCTTCATGCAGTCCCCCAAATTTAGGTTCTACAAAACTCTTGTTGGCGGTAAAGATGAATACACCATTACCTACATTTTCTTTTGTGTAAATTCCTTTGTTCATAATCATATAAGTTTTAATATTTCTCAAAATTTGGGATTTGTAAATAGAACGAGTTTCGAGACATGGGAAGCCAACACTTTTGCTCCTCATTGCACGTATTCCAATTATCTTCCCCAAATTCATCATTTAATGCTTCCACTATCTTATAGGCTACATCTTTTACAAAACGAGTATTAAGTATCCTCTTGCCTTTAATAACGATTGTAGGTGTATAGAGTGAAATTTTATACTCCCCACCGTTTTCTATCGACCAGCTACCTTGTGCTACTGTAATGTGCGGATTGGTTTCATTCTTATACTCTTGTACTATACTTAGATAGCCATTAAAATAGTTGGCTATTAGTTCCGACTTATATACTTTTAGCCCCGTTGCTTTTTCTAAAAGTTTTCTAAGCCTATAAGCATCATTTACAACAGGGTCCATTCTCATATAAGTTTTAAAGTTTCTTGTATTCCGGCTTCAAGTGCTTCCTCGTAGCTTTTATAATGCACCAAAGGCCTGTCGGATAATCCCACTAAATCATGGTTCGGTATTGTTAGTATATCATATATCCAATAGTCTCCATACATATAGGATACTTCAACGTGTAGCTTCTTGGTTTCACGCAGCCACTTTTGAGCAACATACAACACTGGACACAAAAATTCAATAGGTTCGTCATCTATTTCCGTACAACACGACATACTTTGCGGAAGGTCATATTTTGTAATAACCTTATTGCGGTCTATTATGTGTTCACACTTCCAATTGAAGCCCTTATCTTTCAGCAGCTTCGCTGTCTCTAATGTTACGAGTTCTTCGGTCATAGCTATTGTCTTTTCAAATTAATAATCTTCGTTTCGTAGTTGTCAAGCCCCTTTTTATGGGTACAGATAATCACTATACTATCATTGAGATAAGTCACGCTTCCCTCAATTGTACGGTGTTCTATAGGGTATTCTCCAGAGTTATTGCACCCGAATAGTGCAACTGTTGCCAAAAGGATAATTATTTTCTTCATACTTTAAAGTGTTCAATCAGTTCGTTTACGGTAGCCTTGTGAATGGTATCTGTGTTAATGTCAACATCATTGTAAGCCCAATAGGTAGAGAACTTGATTTCAGGACACAGAATCCATTTATCTCCATCGGTAAACCATTGGTATTTGTCTGTATCATCCCTTAATGCAGCAATAGCCAATAAAAGCTCTTCGTTGGTTCCGCAATCAACACTATCGGTTTCGTCAGGATGTGGAATGTTACTGAAAAACTCAACACTATATAGACTGTATTCGGGTTCAGTGAAAATACATAAATCTTCGTTAAGTTCCGCCCCAAATAATCTATATCCCAACTCCTCCAACTTCTTCCGAAGCTCCGGTGTACTTTTTCTTATAAAGCACGGTGTTGTAAATCCCATAGTCATTCCTCCTTATCTATCTTAATATCTGTTACTTTGCCACGATTGATAAAACCGCCACAGCTAAACAAATCGGTTATACATGCTGTGTAGTTCACCTCTGCGCATTTCTCGTACAGAGAGCATGAGGCACAATGAATACTATCATGCACCGCTTCATGCAGCACTCCGTCTATTATTATTCCGTTCTTTACTTCCATGATTATTTCCCTTTCAAAATTTCAAGTAATTCTTTCGCTCTTTTATATGTATCAAAGCCTTTTATGTTTCTCCATTTATCAGAAAAGAAGCCATCTTCTCGTACCTGAACCCAATATACTGTTATAGGGATACAACCGTTATATCCATGACCTTGTATAATCCTATATCGTTCCATGATTTATAGCGTTAAAGTTATATCTACTTTTATGTGCTCTGCGGGTTCGACTGTTAGTTTCGACTCTGCATATTGCCGTACCGGATATATAACATTAACATTCATGCCTGTCTCGGCTTCAAGTTTTTCCAGAATATGAGCTATCTCCATTTCGGCTTTCGCTTTCTTGTTTTTTGCTTCTTCTATATCCATGGTTATTTCCCTTTCAATTTCTTTATTAGTACATCAGCCACCCTCAAAGAGCCTATTGCAATATCATCATAAGTTTCACTGTCATCGTTTATTCCTAAAGCAATACAATACCCTTGCATAGCAGCTTTCGCCAATTCATAACGCCTTTGCTCCCAATCAATAGTTTCAAAATTATCAAAGAAGTCGAGTTCTGACACTTTGAAATACCTACCTTTCACTAAGGCAGTCCCAACGTCGAATAAGCCTTCAACCTCTACAATCTCTCCAGTCTCTTTTATTCTCGCTTTCATTATTTACCCTCCTTTTCAACATATCCGTTTTTAATACACCAGCACAGCATCTCGTAGGCTGCATCCAATAGATTTCCGGAAACTTTAACGATGAATGGTTCAGACATGCTTTTTTGATAACTTATAGCCCAAGGACAAGCAAAAAGAGGCTTAACGCACAGCTTATACGTTATACAGAAGACATTTATGTATCGCGGCAGCTTGTCGAGAATGTCCTGCAAAGTGTAAGTGGGAATTATTTCCCAAAATGCACTATCTCGTTTTTGATTAATTACATCTTCATATATTTCAAGTTCCCATTTTGCATTTTTATAAGAAAGAGCGTAGCACCAACACATGCTTCCATCGCTTGTGTCCAGCCCAAGCTCCTGCAAATGTTTCATCTGTTCGACTGATAATATTTGTTTTGATTTCATAGTTTAGTCCTCCGTTTCTGTTTCAAAAGTGTTGTATTCAATATCAGCATTACTAACGCATTTGGGCATGTTCTTATCCCGTTCTTCCTTGCTCAAATAAAGAAATATATCTTCGTCTGGATTGGAAGAATAACTATTTCCGTTCCAGACTGTTCTAATTATTCCATATATCTTCATATTTTAATCTCCTTTCTCCTTAATCCGTTCCAGTACATCCTTGTTGGCTTCGAGTATCTCATCAAAAGAGGGGATGGGAAACCATGCAACAACATCATCTATCACTTCATCATAATAGCCGCCATTACTTTTCATCCATTTGTTTTCAGATGAAAAATACGCTTTGAATATATCACCATTCATAACCATTACAATACAGTCGCCAGATGTGTCACAACCAGCCTTGTCCTCAACGCTTATCCACGGAGATTGCTTTGCCTGCCATTCAGCACCTTTCTTAAAAGCCCGTAATGCAACCGATTTTGCCAATGCCTTGATAGCTATACAGTCTCTTTCATCATAGGCAAGCTCTGCATCTTTATTATATGTACTTTCACTCCAATGAGTGCGGGCTGCTTCTTCTACTGTCTGTTTCATATCTTATTTCTTTTTCTTGATTTAATCTTGATTGGATTGTTTTTTGTTCCAGTACCGAACCGTTCTAAGCGAAAGCCGTGTATCCGGAGCCAGTATTTAAAAGCGGGAATAGTTGTCTGTTTCATAATCAATGACTTTTAATTTTCTTATATTTACCACATGCTAATATTAAATTTCCACTTTTGTGTAATTACTAAAATCACAATACAAGTATTGACACCAACCACCAAAGCGATATTTATCATTTAGATACCTACATTGGGAAGTCCACTTACTCTTTGTAATAATCTCGTACACCGTTCCTTTATGGATGAAAAGGTCGCCGACTTTTAAATTGGAAAGTTTAACTGTTTTCATTGGCACATTCTGCTATTCGCTAAAATCTATCTTCCCTTGTAACACTTCCTCTGCATAATATTGGTCAAAAGACTTGCCACTAATCCACCAATTAAAACCAAACTCTGCATCGGTAAAGTTACGATTGATATATCCAACATCAATGAGCTTTTGTATGGTCTGAATCCATTTACGTTTTACATGGGGGAAGCGTTCCATATCCCTTATCTTCTGACGATAGTTCGACATCGGGCAAAGAATGCAGCCAATCCGTTTATATCCCTCATCGTATAGCTTGCAGTGTGGTACTTTCACCACCTTATTCAGGAATTCCCACACATCACGTTCCGTCCAATTGATAATCGGAGAAACAAGTATCTTGTCCTTGCCTTTCACGCATGTTACCATCTGTTCTTTGTGTTCGCTCCACTGGTCGAAATTCCCGCTGAACTTATGGGAGCTGATTTCGATTTCCTCACGCTTGCTCCGTCTTGTGCTTTCCTGCTTGCGGATTCCAATCAGCGTAACCTTTCCTGCACCGGATGTTTCCTTGAACTCGGCACAACACCATCTTATCGTTCTTGTAGGCAATAAGTGTTTTTTCAAAGCCATGTCGTAAATTGACATCTTAGGCTTTATCAGCTCCACATCCGGATAATTCCATTTCACAAAACGAACAACCTCTGGCGGGTCTATACTTGTAAGGTTCATGTGAGCCTTGAATTTCACTCCTGCCAGTTTTGCAATATGGTATAATGCCTGACTATCTTTTCCGCCGGAAAATGCCAAATAGAATCCATCCTCCGGGTCAAGTTCCAATGCCATTCTTTCACTCTTGCGAAGCAAGGTTATTGAATAATCTATTTTTGACTGTAAATTCATTCGATTTCTTTCTTTTATTCCGTTTCCGATTGTCTTCCGAAACACACATTTTGCACCATGATGTCTTGATTTAGAACCATTCTTCATCCACTCCGACCTCTACCGAAAGCCAGTCCATGAGGAGAGTTATAAGGTTATAAATAGGTTTCATTTCACTAAACTTTTATCGCGTTGGCAATATTATCCGCATCCGACAGCTTTCTTACCAGCACATCAAACGCTGCTGTACACCGCTCTGTGTTCATATTGACCGTTTTCCCGATTTTCAAACAGTCGGAAGCAAGGTTCATCACCCTTGCTACATTGGAAAGCTTCAAATATTCCAACGTGAACCCGTTGAACCGTGCGTCTTTCTTCCGAAGTTCTTTAATCCTTTCGTCAAACTGGATGCAGGCGTAATCACACAATGTCCTTGCAAGCTCGAACCTTGCAATCTCTGCGGAATGGGATATGCCGTTATCGTCGAGAACATGCTTGAACTGCTAATACAGCATATCCACGTGCTTGTTCACTTCTTCCGTATACTTGTCGTTGCAGTCGGCGAAAAACTCGCTCCGGTCTGAACCGATAACGCTGTTTACAGTACGCTCGTATTCCTTTCTTGCCTTATCGGCATCATTCAAATATCGCTTGAATGCCTGTTTGTAATAAGGCGTTCTCTTCATCGCATGCAGACACTCGATAACCTTCCCGCAACAGATGTCGTTCGTGAGCAGTATGTTGTAGGTGCACAGAACTACAAGACTCTCATATTTGCTGATTATCTGATTTGCCGTGTCGGTAGTCATTGCCTTGTCTGTTCTGCCTTGTTCATATTCTTGTTTCTACTCTCTTTTGCAAGTTCATCAATCATGCGCTGATACTTCCTTGCCACCAACGGGCAGCGTATACGCATTGCATTGTCACGCTGCCACTCCAATTGTTCGATTTTCTTTTCAATCTCTATGTCCATGATTATTTACCGTTTGTTTCTTATTTGGATAAACCCTCGTTTTTCGCATTCCTTCAACAGTTCCATATCTTCATCCCTTATATCGCATGGCGTCTCATGATTAACACTCATGTAATCCGATATGCCAAACTTTTTGCATATATCATAGTAAAAGCGTCTTTGCCTGCCTCTTGTCGTCCAACATATTGTAAGTCTCATACTTTATTGTCAAATTTATGCTTTCGCCAATACTTATAACTGGCATACTCTCCACGTCTATCAAACATTATACGCTCGAATGTACCAACACGCCGCAATGCTTCGTTTGCGTACAGGTCTCCACCGGCTATCTTAGCTTTCAACATCTCAATGTACTCTTCTCGGCTATACTCTTCTCCAGTAAAAACATTAATTTTTTCTTCCGGCATTGAGTGTATCACTTCATCCCGCTCCTTATCGTAAGTGGCAAACCAGCTCATGATGACAGAACCGTCTATTTTGCCATAAAATCCACCGTATGATGAGTTTTCCCTTGCCCGTTTAAAACAAAGGCAAACGTCCTCAATTCTGAAATAATAATACTTGTCAAGGATAGAGTTTACAATGGATGCTACTTGATAGTCATTCATATCCTCGCGGCTACGGCCGTAAAACAACAGAGTACCTTCTATGAACTTTACAAGAACCGCCTTTATGCAGGTTTCGTTATCTTTCCTCCATTGTGATAATTGTATGGGAGGTGCGTTTATCGCTTGGCTTATGGAAGTTATCTCATTACTGATGTTCTTGCAGATAGCAATCAGCTGCCTGGAAGATAGAACCGCTATTTCCTTGCTTGTTAGTGTGATTTCTGTTCCCATTGTCTTTTAGTGGAAATAACCCTTGGTAATTATTACTCATGCTTTGCTCTATTATTGCAATCATCATCTGCTTGTCACCTCCCGAAAGAGTTAATAGCTTCCGGTAACATGCCTCTGCTCCGGTCTGCTTGTATGGCTGCCTCCTCTCTTTTTTGTAGTTGAGCCAGTATATGAATATATCCTTGTATTCTTCCTCTACGAAATAGAGGTCAAGTACCTCTTTCTTCCTTATTGAGTTTCTCCCGTCTATCCATGCTTTCGCTATTTCATTTCGGATTTCGGAAGGATATTTCAACGCATACTCTTCTGATTGCTGCTTTATTGTTTTCATATTATTACTTTCTATATGGTATTAAGAAATTTGTTCACGAAGTAAACTTGTCCTTTGCCACTAACTTTTGTAGTCAATGTCGTATGTAAAACGCCATTACTTCCAGAGCGTACGCCTTTTTTGATTACAAACAACCCTTGTTCTATGTATTTCTGATTTGGCACGTTATATCTTTCTCCATGCTTGCCCAAATATCCGTTTTTACGCATCCATGCAAACAATCTTTTTTCGCCTATATCGTATCCATTCTGCGCAATTAATTTTGCAAGCTCTCCGATAAGGCATGAATTTTCCGCTCCACTAAATGCGTTTGTAAAGGTTACAGCAGGTTTGGTTTCTTCAATTATATTTTTGTTCTGTTCTTTGAGAATTTGATTTTCGCAAGCCATTCTTTGCTTTTCCTCACGCTCATTCTTTAACTGCGTGGCAAGGCTGATAACAAGGTCGGGGTTGTTTATCATCTGCTCCAAAGTTGGCTGCGTGGCGGTCATACCGTATTTAAGAAGCTCATCTACTCTCATATCCACCCATACCGCTAAATCGGAATTTAGTTTTTGTGCAACACGAATAGCGACAAGACGGTGTGCCCAAGTGCCTGGATTATCTCCACCTCTCTTAACTATCAGTAAATCAGCCAAACTAAAATTTTTTAGTTTGGAAAGTGATGTGCAATAATCGCTGATTTCCTGCGAGTTAACAATTGTGGATAAATTCTTATCGGGATAGGCTTTCGCCATAGCCGTAAGGTTTACCATAACATCACTCCCTTTCTCAAAAGGAATTATATTTCCGTTGTAATCGAATTTAATAATTGAAGTATTCATAATATTTAATTTTTTAGATTTTGCTCAATAGAAAAGTTTCTCTCCCTTTTTTCGGAAAGTGAGGTAGCCCGATAAAAGACTACCAAACACGATAAGTATTTCAATCATGGTTGTTACTTCTTGACTATCCCCGTTCTTCTGTATTCCGCCCACTTATCGTACTGCTTCGTCTTTACGAGGAAAGAGAAGCACGAGCATTTTAATTCAATCTCCCTGCGTTCGCTCCATCTTGTCCATTCGAGAAGTTGTTTCGTAAACTCCAGTTCCTTTTCGAGCTTTGCGATTTTCCGCTTGTCGGCTGCGCTTGATTTTACAACCTTTGGCGCAATCTCATTCACCTTGTGAAAGACTTCACGGTACACGTCAAATACGGGGCGAACTTTGCGGGCAATGAAGTATTCTAAGCAGGAGACGGAGAGGTGGTATTCTATTGTTGGTCTGCCGCCTTTTGGGTTTTCCGCTTTTTGGCGCAAAACTTGATAATCAACGTCTTGGATGAAGTTTTTAGTTAATTCTTTAGTCGCATTATCTTTTCTTGAATAGGCAAGCATCCAGCAACTATCAAGGTTAACAGGGTAGGGAACATTCAGTTTTGAAAGTTCTAAAATAGCTTTGAAATAGCGTTTGATTTCTTCGGTTGAAGAAGATAAGGATAGAGTTGTTGCTTTCTCGTTAGCAACTAACGTAGATTGTGGGGTACATATTATTCTCCCATTCTCCAATTCTAAGTTTCTTGGCATTGTGATTAGAATTTGAGTTATGTATAAAAAGAAAGCTGTCCGCTTCCCTGTTTTCCGCCAAGAAACACTACTATCAGCAAAGATACATAGTTCACAAGGGAATACGAACAGCCTATATTTATAGATATAATCTGTCGAATGGATATAAAAAATCCATATATCTAAGCTAATAAAGATGTTTTCTTGGCGGGAAAACACCGCAAAGATACACACTCAAACCAAAATGCCAAAAGAAAACTATATTTTTTTAATCCAAAGTCTTAATCACAATCTCGACACGAGGATTGTCCTTATCAACGAATTTGCGTGCATGGATAAGGCAACAGTTATTATCGTTCTTTATACACTTTATACGCTGTAACACGTCAAGTTGCAGTTTCAATACATTATCCAAATCACTACGTTTGCTCGGATAATACACGTCAATGTGGAACTCAAACGGCTCGTTTATATTCAAATCCCTCAACTTTCCAGCCTGCCAAATAAAAGATTCCTCATATTTTTTTAATGCAGGAGTCTTAGCCAAACATCTGTGTCCGTTAATGGTTACTATCTTGTAGCAATTAGCCTTTGATGGGGCGTTACCTTTTATGGCAGCTTTATATTCCATATCATATATGCTTTATTTTAAGTTCAACATTCACCGGCTTGTCCTTCATCGTGGAGAAAGCATCGAGTATCCTCTCCTTAGTCAACTGGATAGGTCGGGTCATTATTTCACTCTCTATGTTTTCCAATGGTATCTTCTTTCCGTCATAAGTAATAAGAACCGCAGAAGTTATTACGTAAGGACTCATGTCTTGTATTGTTTCTTTATCTGCCTTGCAATCTTCTTGTTCAGCTTACTTAGACGCTCTGCCTGCTTGCTGTCACCTCCAATATTATGAATGTCTGACTTTCGGTCTGCGATAAGCTTCTGAATGATTGCACCTTCGGATTTGGTTATTGTAAGTTTCATTCAAGTTTTTATTTGAATCCCCATTCTTCCATGTAGTCAATGTTTTCAGGAAATCCTTCTACCGATTTGGGACTAAGGAATATTTTCTCACTTTCTAATTTCGAGCCTCCCCATTCAGTAGGTGGGCAGTTTTCGTATTCTTCTTTAGAAACTTCACTTACATTAAAATGGGGTTGGAAGCCATATCCCATTACGCTTTCCCCTAAGTAAGTACCAAACTTCTTTAAAGCCCATTGAAATGCAATATCTTTATATAGGTAATGTTTAGAAAACACAGCCACATATATTTTATGAGAGAAATTTCCTGTTTCTGTTAAGTCAGGATTACATCTGATACAGAAATACTTAATACGTGAAAGTATTTCTTCAACAAACCTTTCATGCTTTTCGCAATCTTCTTTCGTTAAGAACTCTTTCCCGTCATTTGCAGTGTAAATAGTCTTGGTAATTTCTTTTGTTTCCATGATGTTTTTTATTAAAGCCCCGAAGCGTATTCTCCAGGGCACAACCATTATTACTAACCCATGCCATTTACGTGTGGCTCACATTTATGAGGTGGTAGCAGGACTTGCACCTGCATGATAGGAGTTTTTCTTGGACTTTCACCAAGTAGTTTATTCATTGACATTGCGGTCTATTCGGCATTACCCGTTATTAACTCAGTGGTTTGAATTTTTTTTACGGCTAACCGTAACACATTGACTTACCAACCTATCTATAAGAGCTTCACTTTAGCGTCTCTCGTTGTTCCGCCATACCACCATTTTTGCCCGCCCAATCTTCACAGACCGGACAGGCAGGTTAACAAATAGTTCCCGGATAGGCGGTCAAGCCACACCGGGATAGTTAACTGTTAGCTGAAATTAAATCACTTAACCCGAACCTTTCACGGGACTTCTGTGTGAGCAGAGGGCTTTCGGTTAATTATATCAAGTCTAAAATCTTTGTCTTTGCAATAGCGTCCAGCTTCATGTCTTGAAGCCCCTGTTTCATGTATTCCGCCGCCTTTCTGTTGGCATCGTCCATGTCTTTTGCGGCTATTAGAACATAATACTTGCTCTCTTTTTCTTTCCCGTTTTCGTCTACGAAAATCTCAACAAGAGTAACCTTATAAAAGAACTCATCTTCCTGCTTCTCATTGACAATCTCACGTATCTTACTTCGGCTGATTGCGAAAACATCACACTCACCGTTGTATAGCTCATTGCCTTTCAATTCCACATGACCGAAAAGCTCATCATCGGTTATGTAATGTTCGGTGACTTCCTTTTCATCGCCTTTCTCGTTAACCTTGTTTACTTTTAGCTTAAATTCGTACAGCATGATATTATATGTTTATAGGTTACACATCAGAACGGAAGGTCGTCTTCCCCGTCAGTCTGTAGGGATGGTGCATCCACCGTAGCCGCAGCATTTCCGGAACCCTCAAACTCATAAGGCTTGAAGTCTCCCAGGTAAACTTTTGACTTGGCTTCTGCTTCTGCCTTGTTCTCATCCTTATACTGCTTTGATAAGTATTGTTTGCAGTAATGGGTATTGCCGTATTGGCTCGGCTCTCTACGCTCATTAATATTAACGTTAAGATAGACGGCTTTTGCTTTCAGGTTCTCGTCCATACTTACATAAAGGTCGTTTTCTTCTATCGGAATGACAACGCATTTCTTATTCTTGATTGTTGCTATGCCCGCTTTTTCGAGCTTTAGCAAATTTACGCTTCCGGTTAAATTCATTTTTTATTCAGTATTTGATTAATGATTTTGTTTGCTTCGGTTATCCGTCTCTCAAATTCAGCGATTACGGCATCGTCCCTTGTTATCTCTACAATGTGAATGTTATGTTTCAGGAAAGGGCAGAAAACGACAAAATCAGCTTTGCTCAATCCTGTACAGGACATCTCCGCTTGTACTTGGTAGAAGTATAGAGGATTTACTGATTTAAGCGTATCGTTATCCTTAACCTCATTCATATACTCCATGAACTTTTTAGGAGTTGGGCATTTTATTTCCACCACCTTTCTTAAGCCGTCTTTAATCGCTATGCGGTCGGGAGAAGCGGAGAAGTAAGGTATTGTAGGGTGCTGTATACTTTCGCACTCTTCAAGTTCGCATCTTGTGACAAGCTGGTAACGTTCGGCGGCAAAATCTTCATTTTCGTGTCCGAACTCTATAAACTTGTTGTTGATGCTTACCTGGTTTTGGTATATCTCAAACAGATAATCATCTTCAATATACTTAGGGAGTAGGTTTCTTTCTGCTGCGACTTCATACATGTATGAAAGGGCTGTCTTCCCAAACAGCTCCCCTTTCTTTCCGCTTGTCATTAAGTCCCCGATGCGACTTCCCGTAAAGTTCCCCAGGCGTTGGCGAAGCCATCCAAAACTACCCTGTTCAATCATTTTGTCTCAGTATTAAATAATTCGCCTGTATTTTCATCGACAACTTCCGCTTCCTGCAAAGCCTCTTTCATTGCATTGCGTCTGGCTTCCTCATTGTCGGGATTATCATTGTACGACACTTCGGCTTCGTCTATGTCGGTTTCTGCCAGATTATCCTTTATAATAGCCTGGTCGAATGTTTGGGCACGTTGCATTTCAATACTTAAGATACCAAACTTAGAAAGTAGCATTTTTAAAACTGTCTTCTTTGCCATAGAGTCAAAGTCGGTAGACCATATGCCTGTGCCGCGTTTATACGTTTGTGAAAACTTCCTTCCGTGTTTTTCACAATCTTCCTTGCTCATATAGAGAAATTTCTCAAAACCGTTGATGAGACTGAAATAAGCCATATAGCCTACTATCTTATCAGAAGAGCGTTCTCCAAATTCATATTCTCCGGTAAATCGGTTCGACTTCTTTATCTCCCCCTCATATATCTCATTTACGTTTATTGTCTTATATTGACCGCTACGCATAGCAAGTTGAACAAAACCTCTCCAGCCCATTTGAAATTGCGCTTGATTGCCGTAAGGAACAACGTAAGCAAATCCAAGATTGGGATTGATAGGTAAATCTAAAGTAGCTGCTACCACAGCGGCATTCATGATAGACTGTGGTTCTGCCTTTTGAAGCAATGTATTGCTATTGGCAACCGCTACTATCGAACTGATAAATCCCGGCGCTTTCTTTCCGAGAATTTCTTTGAAACGTGCTTTCACATTGTCATTCGCAAGCATTGATTTAAGCTGCGGGATTGTCGTTATTGTACTCATTATAAATGTTTTTTAGTTTAACAATATCTTGGTAGCCCTTGACTAACGCAAAGAAACATCCTTTCGTCTTCGAATTCGTCAGGTGTATAATCATATTGATTACATTCGAGTTCTGCGCGCAACTCCTCAATGTCTTCCTCTATAAGCTGAATGATTTCTTCTTTTGAAGAATACCCATACTTGGGAAGATAGTCCAAATCGCAAGCTTTGACTTCGTTCAGCTCCTTGTACAGTTCTTCAAGTCCATTTTCCATTGTATTGTGTTTTTAAACCGCCCGTACAAGGTTAAAGGGAAGCGGTGCGCACTTCGCTTCTCTCACGGCTTTTAGTACGGTAATAGCTCTGACCTTTTCTGCGGCTGAATTTGGTTATTTATATCTCCATTTATAAGAACCGGCTGATGTTCTTTCCCCTCTTGCGCATGCTGCTATAGTTCCTTGATTTATTTTAGTAACTCTGGAAGCCTCTCTTGTGCTTCCGTATTCTTGAATTGGCACTCCTGTTAAACTATATTGTATTATAACTTTAGATGAATGATTTAGACTGCCGAATCTGCCTAAATTAGGAGTTTTTTTTAACCCAATTCTATATGCGTGTTTTTGATTATCAGAGGAAGAACACCATTACACATTTTCTACTAAGACTAATATTTAAATAAAGAGAACAACTATTAGGCTTTAAAATTTTACTATGAACATGTCTTACTCCATTTATATGGTTTACATATCTGCTCACAGATTTTACTCTACCTAAACTGGATATTTGATATATCCCTTCATATCCAATTATATCTTTCCAAATTTCTTGTTCCATAATTTATTTTTAAGAGGAAGGAGACAAGGGCAGACGACCTTTGTATGCTTATCCTATCTGGATGTCTTTCCAAATGTCAATAAATTGTTTTGCCGAATATTCCGCAAGTTCGCGTGTTTTATAACAAAGGCGAGACCCGCTACCCGCATCCGCAGCCGCAAGACCGCAATACGAACCGCAGAAAGCGAAAGAGGAAGGAGACATAATGAAATAGGGATAATACTTGTTCTCATCCGAGTTATCCCAGTCTGCTTTCCAGCCTTCATTCAGAGCTTCCGTAATAACTTCCATTTTATATAACGCAATGAAATGCCTGCGCATGTCTTTGGGTAAATCTGAAAAATCAGGGACACCTTTTCTTCCTGTTTCTTCCATTGCGTCTTCAAACGTTTTGATTCTATCCATTACGTTTTGATTGGCAAATATTTCTTTGCCGTATAGATTTTCAAGCATCTGCTTTCCTTTATTGTCCGCTTCTCTCCAAGCCTTTAAAGCGTTCTTTTTATCTACATTTAAAGTCATAATTGTAAGTTTATAGGGTTATAGAATAAATTGTTTCCACAAATCAATGAATTGCTTCCCGCAATAATTGGAAAGCTTTTCGCTTTTCAAACAAAGGCGAGACCCGCTACCCGCAGCCGCAGACGCATCATCGTAATCCGAATCGTAGAAAGCGACAGAGGAAGGAGACCCATTAAGCTTGAACCACGGATACCAACGTTTCACGTTAGCATCGCATACATTAAGTTTCTGACCTCCATTTAGAGCTTCCGTAACGATAGCCAGCTTTTGATAAGCAATATCGTGTTCCGTCAAACCTAACTCCAATAGCTTTTTCTCATCAAGTGGTTCCCTTCCCAACTCGTGGCAAGCATCAAGGTAGGTTTTCACTCTTTCTGTAACGTCTTGTGAAAAGAAATCCTTTCCAAAGGATTCTTCCAATACTGTTTTTAGTTCTTTTGAACCGCTCCGATATAGTTCACGGGCTTTTTGTTCACTTAATTGTAATGTTTTCATATGATTGTTATTAATTGGTTTCAAGAAAAACCGGACTATCTTCACAGACCGCCCGGCTACGACTAAACAAATACTTCATCTGTAGTGAAGATGTTGCGACACCCGGGCTCGAACCGGGACGAGTTGTCAAGCTCCACACATCTAAGGTTTGACATTCCTATCATAGAGTGCTGCGTCTACCATTCCGCCATGTCGCAGTGTTTCCCGACCAGCACGTGGACGGGACTGTTTATATTAAAAATTTATCATGAATTATTCACCCTCACAGGCTTATTGAGTAATTTTTAAGAAATCAGGAGAAATCCCATATAAGGGCGTTTTGCCATCCCATTTATCAATAAATTGTTTGTATAAGATTTCTTTCGTCAATCCTCTTGACGTAATTAGAGCCTGTTCTGTCTTTAACTGTTCAAGCTCATTTCGTTTTCTCTGTTCTGCTATTTGCTGGTCTAACACTGAGATATTGGTATTAACCTCATTACGGCTATCAATCTTTTCACGTACTGCTCTTGAAAATTCAAGCTGCGCGGAAAAAGTCAACAATTGAAGCCCTCTTTTCTCAAATTCTTTATCTACTATCTGTTCCAGCCGTTTTTCAAAAAGAAGAGAACCGCCATCAGCCATCAAGCTGTCTGTCTTATGTTTTCGGCTTTCTTCTTTTATCAAGTCATAAATACGCGGTTCAAGTATATTGTCTTCAAGGCTTTGCATAAAACCATCTTTCCCGGATTCCGTATCGGCTTTATCTATATGTTTATTATCGAATACAACATCAACAGCCCTATTTTTTATAACTTTATATGAATAGGTGGGACGTGCATTAAATTCTGTGTTATCGGCAGCTTTCAAAGTGACAGGTTTGGCAAATTCACCTCTTTGGTCAAATAATGGGACTTGAAACAACTCTGTACCCCATTCCCAAGTGGAAACTCTACCCGATACCACCTTGAAATCCTCTTTCCCTTGCTTACCGTAGTTCTCCATCAGAACCCCAGCATAGTTAGGGGCTACTCTTTCGCAAGAAGCGAATACCAATAAGGTCATACAAACCAATGTCAGATTAATCAATCTCTTCATTTTTTAAGTTTTTAATTAGTTTATAAAAAAAATAAATTATAGTGGCTGATATTACTGCTACGCCTAGCCAAGCGTGTAGGTGATTAAAAATCCTGTTCCCAATAGCAATTCCGATAATCAAAAGTGCTATTAATTTGATGTACTTATTCATAATTCTGATTATTTGGTTATTATTGTTCCCGTGAGCGTTCCGATGTTAAGCCTTACCACTCGCCTTAGGGTGAGCCACGGGATTATATATAATAAGCGTGTACGGGCGCCTTTCATTACCGCCGCATACTTTATACCGATTTAAGACTGTATCGGACGCTTATGTTGTCTTTATGACCTTTGTCTCTTGCGATACGGGTGCCCAAACCGCATACTCTCTACCGTAGGACATTTCGGTGCGAAGAGACAATTACGATAACCAAGCCTATACGGAGTCACCGCGTTTCCGCTATCCGTAATCCTCGGTTATATTGAAATAAGTCTAAATATCAAATACTTAAACCTTATTTCACATTCAATACGTCAAAGAACTATGTATTTTGCTCCCTCTGCACGACTCGAACGTGCGACCTTCGCTAACCGGAAATTACCGGATACTAAACCTTCGAACAAGTAACCATAGCGATGCTCTGCCTGGCTGAGCTAAGAGGAAGGAGCGTTGTTCACACAACGCGGTTTTAATAGTCAAGACTGTCGTAATACTGCTTGTTACTCATATACTCGGATACTACCGCCGACCGTGAGCTGTCGTTTATCCGACTTCTGATGAAGTCGTACTTATCGGAACTCATGCCGGATAATACATCATCGTTGTATTCTACACGGCTGCTGTATATACATCCCGCCATGATTGCTATTATTAGAGCAATCCGAAGAAGCAGAGAAGTGATTCTGTTTAAGTTGTAGGGTTTCATCTTTCCAAATATTTAATCAATTCCGATTTCTTAAATCGAAGAAGTCTGCCGTTCTTTGTATGAGGAATATTAGATATATTGTTATATAAAGTACCAACACTGCACCCAAGAATATTAGCAGCCTCTCCTACCCCAACCCATTCATCCGAACATTCAATCACTGTTTCCTCTACAATCCTTTTCACGTCCTTGCGCATAAGTTTGTACAGTTCTTCTGCTAATATTCTTGCTTCTGTGCGAGTCATAACTTTTTAACGGCTGTAATTGTAATTTCCCATGTTTTCGTATTAATAGACACCTTATACCTCTCTACATCCGGTCTTGGGTCTGCTAAAGCGGCTCTATAAGCAACAGCTCTCGCTGAATCGCAAGCTCTGTAATCACTTAGACGTACAGCAAGCGAAGTCCCTGGTTTAATCTTCAAAATATCTTCTCTTGTTATTTTCATATTATCTATTATATAAATTTTCTCACTTTATTTGTTTTTTCATAGAAAATAGCTATATTCGCCGACATAAAAACAAATACAAGCGGCTTTTATGGTTGCTTCTATTTTTTATGTCTTGTTATTGTCGTTCTATCGTTCTAACAACAATGCAAAGATACAGTAAAATACTGTATTAACAATACTGATACAGTAAATAAATGTATGTTATAAAACATGTTTTGCATATATATTTGATTATTAAATAGATATGGATAAGTATAGAAATACAATAACGCTAATATTGTCTGCAATATCTATCATGGTATCTGTGGCAGCTCTATGTAGAACCTATCCGCACACTTCCGAATTGGGAATGGACTACCAAGGGATAATAGTAGGAGTATTAGCGTTGCTTATAACGGTGCTTATCGGGTGGCAGATATATACCACTATAAATATAAAGGAGGAATTAAAAGATATAAAAGACTTAAGAAAGGAAATAAACAAGCAAGAAAGGGATATATACATACGTTCAACAAACAATCTGTTTGAATTTCAATCTGCAATGTTTATGATGTATGATAATAAAAAAGAGAAAAGCAATTCTGATATATTTCAGTTGTATCTTCATGGAATATCATCTATATATCATTTATGTAGCTTAGGAAAGCAGAATGAATGTACGAGCATAGTTAATATTTTAATTGCAAGAAAACCAATTTTAATGTCGGAGAAATTTCATAAATTTCAAATTGATTCTTTAATGGACACGCTTCTTTCAGCAATGGACATTTCAAGGGTTGAGGGCGTTGTCCCTTTAGTAAACTTGCTTTCGGTTGTTCCAATAAAGAACGAGCCTTAAATGTGTCCGCGTAGATTTGATATATTGATTTCATAATTAATAAATTAATGTGATAATGAGAGAGAAACAAAACAAAAGGCTATTGATATGGTAAAATCAATAGCCATAGAAACATTAAAGGATGTGGTCAAGCATTTTGCTGTCAGAGGAATACTCGGTAATCAAATGACTATGTAATTTGCACCATTCGCTCTTAGACAAATCAAACCGCTTATCAAGTTCTGATTGTAAAAAGCGACCAAACTCTGTTGCCCTTCTTCTTAGGTCAAGCCATTCTCTCTCATACTGGAGATAGCATTCATCTTTAATAGGTGTGCCGTCTGCTTTGAATTGAATTTTTTTATTAATCATAATTCG